ATACCCCGTGATGTCCCCAGCCGAATCAAATCCTCAAGCGTTTTCGCCGCAGCCTGATCGCGTGCCGCCTCGCGCCTCGCGCGCGCGACTTCGACTTCCGACAGCGTCCCCGCGACCTCTTCGATCTGGCGCGGCTTGCTCGGAAACGGCGTTCCGCAATCGCGGCACTTCACAGCCCATGCCGGCGACACCGCGTAGCACTTCGCGCACTGGCGACACGGCACGGTTTCATCGTCTTTTTTCTTTTTGCCCGCGCGGTCGCCCTCAAGTGACCATGCGCGCGGATCGTCCGGAAGTCCGTGGCGTTGCGAGTTTCCCGACTGATCGAAGATGATCGCGGCTTGCTTCCCTAGCGCTACACGCAACGTGCGTCCGACGCGCTGCAGGTATCTGGTTAGCGACATCGTCGGCGCCAGGTCGATGCCGCACACGATGCCCGGCACATCGAACCCCTCATCGATCAGCGAGCACGACACCAGCACGTGGATGGTTCCGTCAGTCCGAGCGAAGTCCCGCACCACTTGCCGGCGCACGGCCTTGTCAGTTTCGCCATCGATGGCGACGGCGTTGTATCCTTCTCGCTTGAACCGTTCCGCCGTCTCGTGCGCCTTCTCTACGGACACCGTGAACGCCACGGCCGGCGCATAGTCGCAGTGCCGGCGGTACTCGGCAATCGAATCGCCGACGATGGCAGGCTTATCCATCGCCGCGCGCAGTTCCTTTTTGTTGTAGTCGCCAGCCACGACATGCACGCCGGACAGATCCATCGCGACGGACGGCGCGAACAGCCGATATTCCGACAGCCGCCCCAGGTCGATCAGCTCGCGCGTCGTCAGGCCTATCACCATGTCGTCGAACAGGCCGCCGTGCTGGAACCCTAGGCCCTTGCCCGACAGCAGCTGCGGCGTCGCCGTAACGCCGATCACGCGCAGCTCAGGGTTCAGTGCTCGCCAGTGATCAATGATCTTCCGCCACGTCGCAGCGGCCCCGTGGTGCGCCTCGTCGATGATGACGTAATCGGGCACCGCGATCCGATCCAACCGCTTGACCAGCGTCATCACAGACATCACGTGCGCCAGCAGCCGGCGATCGTACAGGCCGCCCGAGACGACGAGCCCGTGCCGCACATCGAACTGTGAGAGCGTCGCCGATATCTGGTCGACCAACTCGTCGCGGTGGCATAGCAGCGCCACGCGCTTTCCGTTCTGCACTAGGCGGCTGGTCAGGTAGGAGAAGCACACAGTGTTGTGCGTAACCGTGAAGTCGCCGAGCAAGAACAGCCTGTCCGGCCCTTCTACTTCAAAGCCGTAGTAATCGCCCTCGCCAACCGGCTCGACAGCGATACCGGTCACGAGCGGGTTCTTTTTCTGCAGCCGCGCAGCCGCGCGTTTGCGCTTGATGCGGCACGGGATCGTTTCGACGGGCCCGTTGATGCTGCAGCGCCAGTAATCGCCGATCGGTCCATCCTTTCCGCATTGCTTTCTGGAAAGCCTTTTGTATGCGGCAAAGCCGAGCGAGCGAGCCACGAAAATCACGTCGTCAAGTAGGCGTTCCGATTTAAGCGTCAGATCGAAACCTTTTCCAGACCAGTGGCCATCCGTATCGAGCACGCCGGCCAGTACCTGCAGTCGCTCCTCTCGCGACCCGGTTTTGTACCGGTGCGGAATGTGCTTGTCCTGTACCAGTCCGTAGTGGCGAAGCGCGTTTCCGAGCGGCCCACCGCCACGACCGAACTGCTTGCCGGCACGCGGCGCGCGGAGATGCAGGACGACAGACCCGGTGCTATTAGGCTCTGCGCGAAGCTCAAGCCCGAGCGAGGCGCCAAATCCTGCCATCTCTTGCGCGATTTCGGCGTCGCCCGTGGTCACGCTGAAATGCCGGCTCGTGCCGTCGCCCAGCCATACACCGAGCATGTACGGTGGCAGCACTGGCGGGAGCGGGTGCGGCTCGAAGTCGACCGCCGCGCGCCAGCCCTTGGCGCAGTGCCGAAACGTCTTGCTGCGCGACAGGTAATCAAGCACCGACAGGTTCACCACCTCGCCGGTGACGGTCATCTTGAGCGACAGGATGTGCGACTCATTCACGACGTAGGCATCGCCCTTTGTGGGCGTGACGCGGTAAAGCGGCTCACGTCCGCGCGCCAGGGTCGCCACGCGGCGCGGCGAACTGTCCGGCCCCATGAGGAGGTCGCCGACCTGCACGCTCTCCACAGGCACGACGCGGCCGTCGTAAAGCATGACAGGCGTGCCCTTGCCAAGGCACTTCCCGCCGCCGGTCGGAAGCACGCCAAGCGGTGACGAATGGCCACGCCTGAACGAATCGCGCAGGCCGGCGATCCATTCTTCTTGGTCGGGGAATAGGGTGATCACTCGAACATCCTCGCCTGTCGCTGCGCGTCTTCGATTCGGCGGCAGGCGATGTCCAAATAATTCGGGTTCAATTCACACCCGACGGATGCCCGTTCGTGCGTCATCGCGGCTACCGCTGTCGTCCCTGCTCCCATAAATGGATCGAGAACCAAATCACCGGGCCGGCTCCCAGCGAGGATGCAGGGTTCAATCAGGTCAACCGGGAACGTTGCGAAGTGTGCGCCTTTGAAGGGCTTCGTGGTTACCGTCCACACGCTGCGGCGGTTGCGAGTTTCGCGCGCGCCGATGTTGTGGAGATTCGCCGCAGTTCGATGTTCGTTCGCTCCTTCTGCGTAATGCCTTCCGCCCTTGGTAGGCTTCTTGTTTCCAGGCGGCTTCCCGGTGGCCGGCTCTTCGATGGCGCGATGATTGAAGTAATAGCGTGGCGACTTCGACAGCAGGAAAATGTATTCGTGCGCCTTAGTGCATCGGTCCCGCACCGACTCCGGCATCGGGTTCGGCTTGCTCCAGATGATGTCCTGCCGCAGATACCAGCCGTCGGCGCGCAGTGCGAAGGCCACCATCCACGGGATGCCTACGAGGTCTTTCTCTTTCAAGCCGGGTCCGCGAACTCTCGCCGCGGTCGTTACGGTGTCGCGCTGCCGGCTTCGTCCTTTCATCGCGGCGCCTGTCTGCGGCCCTTGCCCGCCGGTGCCGGCGTAGCTGTCGCCCAGGTTCAGCCACAGCGTTCCGTCGTCGCGCAGCACGCGGCGGACCTCGCGGAAAACAGCTACCATCGCGGCCACGAACTCGTCGGGCGTCGTCTCCAAGCCAATCTGATCCGCCATGCCGTAGTCGCGCAGGCCGAAGTATGGCGGCGAGGTAACGCACGTCTGCACGCTTCCGGCTTCGAGCGTCGGCAGGATGTCGAGGCAGTCGCCAAGGTGCAGCGTCGCGTTTCCGATGACTTCGACGCGGCTCATGACCCCCTCCCCACCATCCCATGCGACCAATACCCGCGCCCGTTGATCACGAACTGATTCACGGCCTTGGGCTTTGGCTTAGATTTCACATGGCATAGCATCGCCGACGCCGTATTTCGGCCGGCGCGAAGATGATCGCGGATACTGGCATCGGCCAGCACGGGCACGCGCTCGCGGATTTCTGCGACTGTCAGCAGTTGGCCGTCGAACAGGTGGCGCGTACCCCGCCCGTCACCGCCCGCGCGGCTCACGGCCGGCCTCGTCGGATATGGGCGACCATCCGGCCGAGAAGTCAACGGGCGAGCTGTTGACCATGTCGACGTGGCCGGGGAAGTAATCGTCAATTCCGGATTTCGACACAATCCAATAGCCATCGAAACCGGCGAACGTCGCCCATCGCTTCGTGCCTGGACACTTTGAAACTCTGAACCTATCCCCAGGCTTAAGCAACTCCCCAGCCTTTGCCCGAACGTGGGCGGCGTAGGATCGTTTTTGCTCTGGCGAAAGCGTATGCGACTCGATCACGGCTCACCCCCGACAGGCACAAGCCCTGCGATCTTTGCCAGCCGCGACGCCATATCACGGCCCCAGGCGCGCAGCGCGTCGATATGGTCGGCGAGGTCGGCATTGTCGATCGGCCCCGCCGGAAGCGCCGGTTCCGGCGCCGTGCGCGTCAATTCAGCAGGCACGCCAACGATGACCGGCTTTTCCACGGTCACAGTTTCGGTGCGGACGATCGCCTTACCGGCGCAGCTGCTCAGAGATAGAATCAGGAACGCGCTGACGGCCCCACACCGCAGCGTCTGGATGACTTTCATAGATGGAACCCCGTTCGCGACGACGTAGGTCAATCTGCGCCAGTAGCCGGTCGCGCTCGGCATTGGCGGCGGTCGCGGCGGCTGCCGCTTCCTGAGTTCGTTTGTCGGCCAGCCCGGCCCAACTCATGTTCGCGGCGGACAGTTCGGCGATGGCCGTCACGTTGTCGCGGTTCGCGGCTTCCCATTTGATTGATTGAGCTTCGAGCAGCTTCACGGCGTCGGTGCGATTGCCGAGCCGGTGCGTTTGGATGCCGGCGGCCAGAATGGCGGACAGCGCGATGCTGGCGAAGATTGCGGCGCGGACGCCACCGATTAGGGCGATGAGGGCTTTGATGGTCATTTTCTACGTTTCCCGAGCGCACTGTTCAGCAAAAAAAGAACATACCCCATGCCCAGAATGAACCCAGGAAAGAACCCGAGTAGTACCCACTCAAACGGCGTCATTTCGTCAGCTTCCCGATGGTGATGAACCGATACACCGCATTCCCGACGATCAGCGCAGTCACACCCGCTGCCCCGTACTCGCCCAAGGATTCCTTGACGTTCCCGGCCTGATCGACCAGCACGCCCAAAACCACGCCGACTAGGGCATTGAACCAGAGCGTGCGCGACTTGAACCACCGCTTGACGGTGTACATCAGCGAAACGCGGGCCTGCGCATGCTGGTAGGCGTAGCGCCACATCTGCGCCCATTCGGTGTCGGTCATGCCGGCCGCGCTCTTGGGCTTCGGGGGAGGCGGTGGCGGCTCGTCGATGATGATGATGCCCATGGTCAATGATTCTCCGCTTCGTGCTTTTTCAGGATCTCGGGCCGAAGCTCGGGATAGTTGCGATACAGCAGATTGCGATAGTCGTCGGCGCGGCGCTGTTCGGCGCGCTGGTCTCGAATATCCGCATCCTGCCGGGTGTCGGTTTTCTGTTGCTGGAATGCCAGCGCGATCATGACGATCATGCAAACTGCGGCGATCATACAGGCCGCGATGGATGCAACCCCGCCGGCATTGATCGCGATCGTCGCCGTGTTGGTTCCGGCCACTGGCGGCGGCGGACGCTCAGCCTCGGCAACACGCGCCAACAGGGGCACAAGATCCTTCATCGTGTCGATCAGCTCCCGATACTCCCCCGGCTTCGTTTCGGTCATCGGTGCGAGTCCGACGCCTGAACGTGCAGGCCAAGCCGTTCGATCAGCGGTGCAAGCAGCCTTTCAAGATTGTCCAGCTTGCTCTTCATCTCGGAATTGTCGCGGTGCGTCATTTCCTGTCCTGCCTTGGCGTTCACTGCGGCCATTTCGAGCTTGTGCCCGAGCTCGGTGATCTCCTTTTCCCGTGCCGCGTTGTCCGCGATTTGCTTGGTTTCCAGCGCCTTGCCAGACCGGAAGACGTAGCCGACAAAGGGCACGATCAACAGATTGCAGATGCCGATGATGATGGCGACTGTGATGGCGTCGATGGTCATACCCGCGCCGCCTGAAAGTGCATCCCGTCCGCCTTGGGACGCCACGGGCCGCCCCATGTCCAGCCCTCGGCAGCGAATGCGTCAAGAACCGCTGGGACGTTGGCGAAGTTTGGCGTGGTGTCGCCGTAGCCGTTGCGCGCGGGATCGAAGTCAATCGCGCAGCCCCAGCTATGGGACGAAAGCGCCTTGCCGCCTCGCACAGGCCGGAACTCGAACCCGCCGCCGTAGAGGTGCATGCCCCATGCTTCGATGGTGGCCTGGTCCTGCTTGGCGGCGGCCCATATCGCGGCGAACGCGGCGACAAGGCTGGGGGCGCATAGCCGGTGCATGCGGGCACTCTTGACCGGTGTGGTCACGTCCCACGCGAGCACAGCGCGCCACGGAAACGGCACGCGCACAAGGTTCGCGGCTTCCCAATACGGGTCGAGCTTGAAGTTGTCCGTGTACGGGATGCCGTAGAAGGCGCTCCGGTCGGTCTGCTTGGGCCAGACTTGGCTCACCTGCTTCTCCCATACACCAGATCGTATGCGGTCAGGACGCTACCAGAATCTCGTGCCGCGTTCAAGAGCAGCATGTGATAGCGCCCCGGGACTATCCCGCCCGTTCCACGCTTGTTGTCCTGCGCCCATCGCCAGACCGTTGACGGACTGACGCCACACGCGGCAGCGGCAGCCGTCATGCCAATCTCGGCCAAGACGACCTGCCCCGGGTTGAATTTCTTTTGCTTGATGATTTCGGTCATTTTTGGAGTATTGCGCGCGGCGCAAGGTGGTGTCAAGCGGACGGCGCGGTTTGCCTGACGTACTTTTCAACCGTCCAACTCGGAACGCGACTCGCAAGCCTTTTTGCGCTTCGGCTCGTAAAGAAAACGCCAACATGGCCGTCCTCTTCCGAAAACACGACCCACACTGACGGCGGGGCTTTCTTGGCGGACTTCACATCAGACATCGTAATTCTCCAAAGTTTAAGGGTGACCGCCAAAACCCTCACGGAGGCGGCATCCGGCAAAGTCACCAGGGAAGGAACGGGCCGAAACCCGCCGTAACACGGAGACCCAGCCTTTGCTGCTACTGATATTCGGCCCTCACCGGGGCTCAGTTAGCGCACCCCTTCCGCTGTTTGAATTTGAAGAGGGCGGCCCTGAGTTCTGACGGCTACACCGGGCGTTGCATTCAAACGGGATCGAACCGACCCGCCGCGATGTAACCGCCAGAACTCAGGGTGCCGGTTACGTTTCCGGCGCCGATGTTCTGGCCGTCTTGCACCTTTGCACGGGTGGTTGTTCGATGGGGCACCATATCCGATCATTTCCCCCAGCGCAATACCCTATTGACATCGCCCGACGAGCGGCGCAATATTGCGGTGAACGCAAGCATTGGGTTTGCGATTATGGGGATATGAGATGGCCGACAATCCGCTGATTGGCAAGACGCTTACCGGGATCAAGATCGCAGATGACAAAATGGCGATCCTTTTCCAAACGACCGAAGGCGATGTCGTCGCCCGCACGGATGGAGATTGCTGCTCGCACACGTGGGTCGAAAGCATAGAGAACACGGTGCGCGACTTTCCGGCGCTGGTGTCCGCCGTTGAAAACCTCAACATGCCGGACCGTGGAAGCCCGGATGAATATGACGTGGTCGCGTACTATGGGTGCAAAATCACAACCGACCGTGGCGTGATCGTAATCGATTACAGAAATTCGTCGAACGGGTATTACGGCGGGAATCTTAGCTGGCCGGGAGAATATTTCTATGGCGGCGTCCACGATCAAAACGTATCGACTCAGAACTGGATTGATATTTAAATGATCCGCCAAACCATAACCCCCGACAACGAAGCCCACTGGCTCGCCCTGCGCCGCGAGGATCTGACCAGCACGGATATTGCTGCGCTGTTTGGGCTGTCGCCGTACAAAACGCATTTCGAGTTGTGGCATGAGAAGAAAGCCGGTGCGCGCGTGGAGTTCGTCGAGAACGAGCGGATGAAGTGGGGTAAGCGGATGGAATCTACCGTTGCGCAGGGCATCGCAGAAGATCAGGGTTGGGCCGTGCGCCCGTTCAAAGATTACATGCGCATCGAAGGGCTGCGGGTTGGGTCGTCGTTTGATTTTCGCATCGTCGGCACGGGCGGGTTTTTCGCTGGCTCGGATAATCACCCAGAACCGGACGCAGGCGACGCCATCCTCGAAATCAAATGCGTAGACTTCCTGCAATTCCGCGACGGCTGGACAATCGACGAGGGATTCATCGAAGCGCCCGCGCACATCGAACTGCAGGCACAGCATCAGATGCTCGTCTCCGGCCTGAAACGCGCTTATATCGGCGTCATGGTCGGCGGCAACGATATTCGAGTTATCGAGCGCGCAGCCGATCCGCAGGTACACGCCGGAATCCTCGCGGCCGCGCGAGACTTCTGGAAATCCATCGACGAAAACAATCCGCCGCCGCCGGTCATGCCGGACGATGCAGAAGCCGTGATCGGGATGTATCAATTTGCCGAACCCGGTAAACTGCTGGTCGCGCAGGACGATGCGGAATTGCTTGCGCTGGTACGTGAGTATCGGGAGTTTAAATCCACGGCGAGCAACGCCGAAGAGCAAGCCCAAGTGCGCAAAGCCGAAATTCTGCAGCGCATCGGCGATCACGAAAAGGTGCTGTTACCGGGCTTCAATATCTCGGCCGGCATGATCGGTCCCGCGACGGTTTCTTATGAGCGCGCGGGGTATCGTAATTTTCGGGTGACTGAAAAGAAACCGAAGCCGTAGTTTTTAACCACATCGCCCGGGAGGGCATAGAATGAAGATCCATCTTGTAATCGCAAACAAGAACAGCGGTGCCGAGCAAAAGTTCCTCGTGAAGTCGCACACGCGCGCTGGCATCCTCATCGAAGACGCAACGGCGCCGGCCGGTTCCGGCGATTCAATCGTGGAGAATTTCCCGTGAGCGATTTTGCCTACCGCTTTTTTTCCGCAGTCGCGTATGCGCATCAGCCGATCCGCGACACCGGCACCTGCCACGATATCGCCAGTCTGGCCCGCGCCTTCATGTTTGCCGCATTCGGCGTTGCGGCCCTCATCGCATCTTTCAGGATCTGACCGCCATGACCGACTCCACCGCAATGACAACCGCCGAACCGCAAGGCCCGCGCGGCCTCGCCTATACCGTGTCGCAGATGCGCCCGCAGATCACGGAATCCCTGCCGCCCGGCATCGATCCGGATCGCTTCGTGCGCGTGGCGATGAATGCGATCCAGAACATGCCGGAACTCACTGACCCGAAAGTCGAGCGGCAATCGATCTTCAATGCGTGCCTGCGCGCGGCGCAGCTCGGCCTCATGCCGGACAAGCGCGAAGGCGCCATCGTCATCGTCAACGAAAAGCGCAAAGGCCCGAACGGTCAGGACGTATGGGTCAAGGTCGCGCAGTTCCGCGACATGGTTGGCGGGCTCCGCAAGCTGGCCGCCGAATTCGGCTTCGACCTGATCGCGCGCTCGGTGTACGAAAACGACGACTTCGACTATCAACTCGGCGACGAGGAAATGATCCGCCACAAGGCGCCGAAGCTCGGCACCGATCGCGGCGCACTGGTCGGCGCGTACGCCATCGCAACGCGGCTCAAGGATGGCCGGAAATACCGGCTCGTCATGGACATGGCCGCGATCAACAAGCGGCGCGACGTGGCGCAGACGAAAGCCGTGTGGGACAAGTGGCCTTCCGAGATGGCCGAAAAGACCGTGGCGCGCAGCATCTTCCGCGTGCTGCCTCTGGCGGATTCTGACGACGCCGCGTCCGAACGGTTCGACAGGCTGGTGACGAAAGAGGACGAGGTCGACGTGACGGCTGAACGCGCGCAGGAAGCGATCCGTGCCCGTCCAGCCCGACCCGGCCCCTACTGGCCCCCGTCGCCCGCGCGGCCTCGACAGCGTCGCAGCAGCCGGCCAGAACGCAGGCGCGGTAGACTTCGACGCCAGCACCGGCGAAGTGATCGACAGCACGGCGACGGTGATCGATCAGGCGGCCGGCGACCCCGGTCCGAATCCGGACCATTTCTGAGGAGTGCGCACCATGTCAAACCATCCCATCGCGGCCATCCTGCTATCGCTCGCCATGATCGTATTCGCCTCGGCAGCCATCGCCGGCCAGCGCAACCCGTCCCCGAAAGTGAAACCGGCCGTCGCCTTGGTCATCATCCAGAATCCCGGCAAGGATGGCACGATCTGGTCGGTCGGGTTCCTGCCCGGATCTCAAACGGACATCAATCGGCGCGTGCGCGTGGACAGTCAGGCCGAAGCCGAAAAGATGATCGCGCTGCTGCAGGAAACGGCGCCGGGGCGGTATGTGTATGCGGGGCTGGTTGTGATTTGACCCGGCGCGGATGATCGGCGAGGCGGCCCGTCATAGGCCGCCTTTTTATTGCCCCTCGCCCATAACCTTTTCCAGATCAGGCGCCCGCGCCTCGCTCGGCATCTCGCCCGGCGCCCACCAATACGTAGTCCCATAGTTTCGCCGCGCGCGCTCTTTCATTCGGTTCAAATACCCCGGCGAAAAGTATTCCTGCAGCTGGTGAAAAACGATGCGGTCAGTTGCGGCTTTCGTGTACCACAGCGACGAGCCCGGCGTGTACGACCGAGCGAACTTCACGGCCTCGGCTCCGGCGTCGGTATCTTCGCCGCGCATCGTCTGCATGATGTTGCCGCGCGTCAGGTCATCCACGTCCTCAACGAACCCAGCGACCGGACCAGCGACCGCGCCGAGAAGCGATTGCCCATACTGCGTCGTTTCCGCGAAAAGGAAATCGCCGTACAGGCCGACCGATCCGCCTTTCAGGAATGCGGCGAGCCAGTTTCTCGCGCTCTTCGGATCAAGCGGGTTCATGTTGCGCGGGTCTTTACCCGACAGGATGTCGTTGATCCCCATCGCAACGGCGCCCATCAGCGTCTGCGCGGCCATCAGCGTTCCAATGTAGCCGGCGCGGCCTCGCGTGTTGCTGTATAGGCCCATGCCGCGCTGCCAGTGCCTCGCGATCATGGCGATTGGGAACGTCTTGAATTGGAAAAACGAACGGACGAGCTCGCCTTTCACTGTGCCGCGCACGGTGCCGGATTGGATCATCGATCGCTCACGCGCGCCGGGCTCGATTACGGCGATGTCCTGCTCCTCAAGAACGACAGCCAGCAGCTTCGATGCGGCGCGTTCGCGGGCAAGCGCGGGCGCCACGCCCGGGGTCGCTTTCACGATATCCGCATCCGACACCGCATAGATCGCTTCCGGCGTCAGCACGGTATCGTTGCCGCGCCACGTCTCCGGATCGGCCGCGCGCCAGATGGCCCACTCTTCGGCTGTAATGCCCTTGTCGCGCAGTAGTTTCCAATCGCCCGCGTCAAGTTTCGACACGTCGTCGACATCGCGAGTCAGCGCGCCGATCGCGTCCATCATCGTGACGGAGAACGCGCGCCGCCGCGCCTCGGTGATCGCGTTCAAGCCGGACGCGCGCATGACCGCCGACGCGATCTTATCGGGGATATGCGACCCAAGCGTCTCGGTGCCCCATCGATCCATTTCGTCGGACATGGTATGCACCAGCAAGCCGGCGCGTTGTGCGAGTCGCTTCTCGGTGCGGTCGGCCGGATTCATCGCGCGCACTTCGTTCAAGAAAACCTGCACAAGCGGCAAGTGATTGACGCGGCTGGTCAGGTACAGCGTGCCCTCATCGGATACCGACGTGATCGCGGCCGACCCGAGTTTCGCAGCGGATAGCAGCGACCGGACGGACGACGCAGCGTTTGCCAGCCGGCGCATGGGTGGCGGCGCGGCGTTGCCTGCGACGAAGTCGTACAGGTTCGCGACGTTGGCCGCTTTCTTTTCCAGCGCTGCCGCCTTGGTCGGTTCCGCGTTTGCCTGCTCGGTCCTGATTTGGTCAATGAAATGCTGCGCCGTCAGATCCGCGTTCGGCCCGAATTGCTCAATCAGCGCAATATCCGCCGACATGCGCTTGACGTGCGCTACCATCACGTCGAACACGTTGCGGCCTGAGAATTCGCGCATCGCCTGGATGTAGGCGTCGCCGTCTTTGAAGTGAATCTGTCGTGACTGCGAATTGCGGTTTGCCTTGACCGATCGGCCGCCGGGCGGACCATTCGACGCGATCGGCTTGTTCGCGCCATTCGTGACGATCGTCACCCATGCCTCGCCCAAGAATGCGCCCATCTCGTCGTCGGTGTACGCACGGCCATCCTCGTGGACGTAGCGGCGGCGGTCGACGAGGTTTTGCATGGTGGAGACGAACCGATCTTTGCCCGCCTTGATCGCCAAATCCTGCGACCACGCATGCGGCATGCCCCAATTGTCCAGCTTACCGACGATGCCGCCGGATGCGTTGAACCGCTGGCGTAGCGATTCGGCCGCGTCCGTCCATGCCTTCGCAGCCTTGACGATCTCCGGCCGCACGTTCCGGGTGTTGCCGTGTAGCGCACGCACGAATTGTTCTTCGGCCTCACGGTTCGCAAGAAACCCCAGCATACCCGGCCGGATCGATTCCCAGGCCTCAGTGAGCCGGCCCATCGTGATGCCCATGATGCCCTTGGCGTTCGATTCTACCGACGTGCCGTTGTTCTTGCCGTCCGACTTGCCGGCGATCAGGCGCGAGAATGCGTCCATCCGATCAGCGTCGGCTCCCGCCGCGACCTGCGCCCGCGTGTACGCCTCGATTCGGTCATGCGCGACGATCGTCGCCGCAAGCCGCTGTTTCTTTTTCTGCGCCTCGGCGACAAGCTCCTCGGCTGCGCGCGTTGCGCCTTCCGACAGGCGGTCGGCTTGCGATAGGGTTTGCCAGCGCGCCGCATCTTCGCGAGCAATCGATAGCATCGCATCGCGCACGCGCTGCTCGATATTCCGCGATTCCGCGACCGTGATCGGGCGACCAATGGCCGCCTGCACCGCTTCGACGCACTTCGGGTTCATGCTCCGTTCCTCATGAAGCACGCGATCGCGGCCTCAAATCCGGTTGAATCGTTTTCGGCGCGCGCGATGGCGGCGTCGGCTTGTTCGAGTGCGTCGGCTGCCCTGATTCCGCCGGGCAGGTCCATGTCGGGCACGTCAGCCACCACGGACGCGGCTACACGCTCGACGGCCGCCCCTCCCGCCATGCTGCTGGCACCAGTGCCGGGCGCGCGGGCTTCCTGCGGTCCGCCTGCGCGTTTCAGCGTCACGGCGGACTCATTCATCCCTTCGCGGAATGCCTGCCCTTCTCCGGTTCTGTTGGATACGCCGCCATTGCTGAATTGGCCCGTCTTTGAATCTCCCAGTTCGGCGCCGTACTGCTCCCTTGCGATTTTGTACATCGCCGTCGCGATGCCTTTCCGCTGGAACTCCGGAGATACGCGGACGCCAAGAGCGTTGACCGAAGGCGAGCCCGGGCGAGCAAAAACCATATGCGCGACAGGCCGATCAAGACTGTCCCGCAGTGGCGCACCGGTGGCGTCGACCGCTTCGATCCGAAGCACCGGCGAGCCGGCGACCATGTCATCCGAAACTCGCAACCGGAACTCGCCGCCCTTCGTTGTCGCGATGAATTCGACGGCACCGTGGATGGGTTCGATCTTGGCTGGGCCGTCGGCTGCGGTTTCACGTGAAGCAACCGGCGCCAGTTCCGAAACTGCCGGCGGCATGTCGGCCGGGTCTACCGCACCCACCCGCCGAACATCCGGCAACTCCTCATCCGGCAGCACCCGCCCGCGCTTCGTCATCTCCGCTTCCAGCGCGTCGATATCGTCCATCAAGCCCGGCAATCCCGACTCGCGGATCGCGCGCACGAACTCGTCAGGCGC